GGGGGGACCATTCTCATGAGTACGGAGAAATTTCACAACAGGGCCAGAAGCTCCGGAATGAGCTCGAGCATTAGTTTCGGGATGTCGTCGGTTTTTACTCCGAGTTTGTCCAGAACATTTTTTCCCACTCCCAATGCTGACTTGCCGAACGACTTGATCTTTTGCCAGAATGATTTTTCTGAGCGAGGCTTCTTGGGATCTCGTTCGGCTCGTTGCTTGAGGATGGTTTGAGCGTGCTCCCTCAAACCTGCCAGAGTGCGCAGGTGAGTTGGCCGCATTGCTTGGTGAATTCGCATTGCCATTAAGGTGTGACGCGAGGCTGCCGTTAAGGTGTGCCGTGAGGCGACTTGCCGGGGTGGACCTCTTGATCTTCCCATGCATGAGCAGTTAAACGATGTTGTCGTTTTATTCCTGCCCCTATTGATTTCGCTGGACGTCCCCACGCCCCTCCGGTCTAACCTCCTCTAACTAAGGACCGGCCTACACCCGGGGATTAACCCGGGTCTTGAGCAGTCTTCCACAATTTTGCGAAAGCTGCAACAACAACAAATGACATGACTATGAAATTGCCGACAGTCGTGTTAGGACCGCCGGTGTCACGCATAGCTCTCAAGAATCTTTTAATGACGACTCTGACTCCGTCGGAAAACAAAGTAGAAAACGCCAAGCGTGAGAGTTCAGCCAACAATTCGCGAGTACTCTTGTGCATACCCATCGCTGCATATGAAGCTCGCTCCGTCTGGAGGATTTCATCCTGAGATTGATCAAAGGACGATCCATCGTAAGAACCGGTGAATACGTCGAATGTCTCGTTAGGAACTTCGTGATGAGCGGGATTTTGGGCAGGATGAAGCCGGCCATAGACCGTGACATCATCTCCAGACACTCCGATAAATAACATGGGGGACGGGTCTTCTTCAAGAACGGTTCTGATCATCGAAAATCGGACGCCTAACTGAATGTCAGAAGCGCCTGAAAGCATCGATACATAGATCTTAAGATGGTTCTCGGGACCTCCTCTGATATAATCAGGTACGTCGCCGTATGTCCAACGATATCCATTTCGATCCGAGTGTTCTTCACCAGTGGCGTAGACCTTGAGCGGTCTGGAGAGCCTAGGGCATATAGGGAATAGCTTCTTCGCCAAAGAATACATCAAATTGACTTCTGGGCCAAGCCGCAACTGGCGGAGTTCATCCACTCCTGCAATAATGCGGTTCTTGGTAACCTGTCGGTTGTATCCTGGTCTTTCGGGATCGGGTTTATCTTGGTAGAGTTTTTCGTCTGATTTGTCCCAGACCTTCGTCTTGTCAGTACCGAGGAGATGATTCTCGAGTGAGATAAAATTGACGGAGTTGAAGTCAATATCATAAATTTTGGTGCCATCGGACTGTAAAGGTTCGGGTAAGAGTAAGCAAGCTTTAGCGCGATTGTAATAGTTGGCGCGCTGTTTGGCTGATCGGGTTCGCCACCATTCCTCTTGCATGATAACATTGGCAGGGTCAAAGATTGGCGCGCGACCTCGTTCTCGAAGGGTCGCCCAAGGATGATCGCACCTCAATGTATCCGCGAGCTCCCGGTCAATGATAGTGATTGGGAGTTGCTCGTAGATCTTGAGATCAAGGCGTTGTTTTCGATCCTTGAGAGTTCGGTAGAGGAGACCACAGGCTTTGTTCGCGTCAGTGCCTTGGGGAATAATGTAATTCGGACCCATTCCGGCGTATTTGACGTAAAATCGTTGACGTGTCATATCTGGTTCCGAATGGAGCTTCGTTAGCAGATAATCGATCGTAGCCTGGCCTTGTTCATGACCGTCAGCTTTCGCAGCGCATCGCAGGTCCTCACAGATCTGGGGGGGGCCTAAGATTTCATAAGAAGGGACCATGGAGCGAGG